ACCATCAAGAGCGTGGCCGAAGCGCTGGACAAGATCGGCACCGCGTTTGACGAGTACAAGAAGACCAACGACCAGCGGCTGGAAGCCGTCAAGAAGGGCGCCAGCACGTCCGACTTCGACGCCAAGCTGGCCAAGATGGACGGCGTGCTGGACCAACTGGCAGAACAGAAGGCCACGCTGGAAAAGCTGCAGACCAAGCTGGCCCGGCCCGGCACCGGCGGTGCTGACCGCCAAGAAGGCGAAACCAAAGAGGCCGTGGAATACCGCGAAGCGTTCCTGGACTGGATGCGCAGCCCCAAGGACGCCGAGCGCGAGCAGCGCGCTTCACAGGCCCGCAAGGCCCTGGAAGCCAAGGCCAAGGGGACGCTGGAAGACAAGGGCGCCGATACCCGCGAACGCCGCGCCGCCCAAGTGGTGACCAGCACCGGCGCTGCCGGCGGTTTTGCGCTGCCCGAGCAGATCGAGCGCAGCATTGCCCGCCTGTCGGTGGACATCAGCCCCATCCGCCAGATCTCCACTGTGCGCCTGGTGGGCACCACCGACTACAAGGAGTTGTTCGACGCCAACGGCGCGGGGTTCGAGTGGCTGGGTGAAACCGACACGCGCAACCAGACCAGCACGCCCGACCTGGCCGAAGTGGCGCCCACCTTCGGCATCGCCAGTGCCAAGCCGCAGGCCAGCGAAGAGTCGCTCGATGACCTGTTCTTCGACGTGGAGAGCTGGCTCACCATGTCGGCTGCCGAAGCCATCGCCCAAGGCGAAGGCGCGGCCTTCGTCAGCGGCAACGGCACCAAGAAGCCCACGGGCTTCCTGGCAGGCCCCACGCCGGTGACCACGGTGGACGCGTCGCGCGCCTTCGGCACGCTGCAGTACATCGCCTCTGGCCAGGCGGCCGCCATGCCCACCAGCCCTGACGTGTTCTACGACATCGTCTACGCGCTGCGGGCCCGCTACCGTGCCAACGCCCGCTGGGTGACCAGCAAGCTGGTGTTGGCTGCGCTGCGCAAGTACAAGGAAGCCACCACCAACGCCTACATGTGGGCGCCTGGCTTGTCGACCGGACAGCCTGACCAGTTCGCCGGCTACCCGGTGGTCGAAGCCGAAGACATGCCGGTGGTTGGTGCCGGCAACTTCAGCCTGGCCTTCGGTGACTTCCGCGAGGGCTACCTGATTGCCGACCGCGTGGGCATGCGCATCACGCGCGACGAAATCACCACGCCCGGCATCGTGAAGTTCTACGTGCGCAAGCGCGTGGGCGGCAAGATCCGCAACAGCCAGGCCATCAAGCTGCTGAAGATCGCCGCGGCCTAACCCCCAACGGCTGCACGCAACGGCCCCGGCTCCAAGGCTGGGGCCGCTTTGCTTGTGCCATGACTCGGCTCCCCCTCGAACCAATCACCACTGGCTGCGCAGCCCCAACCGCCTGAGGTAATCAATGTCCGACACGCCTGTCAACCGTCTTTCATGCGCGCTCGCCAGTGCCCCCGGCCTGGCCGGTTCTTTCATCGTTGGCGCCGCGCAAGTAGGTTTCCGCACCTTTGATGCAGCGCACGACACCAAGACGTTTACCGTTGTGGCAGTAGCCGGTACTGCCTGGGAAGTGCGCAGCGGCTGTGCCTACACGCACAGCACATCGACCCTGAGCCGTGGCTCGCTGGAGGACAGCAGCACGGGTTCGGCCATTGACCTGGACGCAACAACGGTGCTGTCGGTGGTCATGTCAGCTGCGCAGGCGCAATCGCTTATCACCGGGCCATTCACAGCCAGCCAGGTGTCGGCCATCAACGGCAAATTCAACCTCACCGGGATCAGCAAGCACTTCGGCGCAAATCTCGGCGGGTCAGCAACTTTCAACGTGACCAATTTGTCAGCCGATGGGTCGCATGGATACAAGATCGCAGCAGACGCGCCGTTCATTGCGGTGCGGCTCGTGCATGTCAATCGCGGCCCCAACACGTTGACCGGGTTCCGCATGACTGTAGCGGTCAGTGAGACTGCGGACGCAAGCTCAAACTCCAATGCTTCACAGCCGATCATCAACGGCGTTACCTACGGGCAAGCCGCGCCTGCAGGGACCGTGAATGGACACATCCCAGTGACGTGGGGCGGCTCCGTTACGACGCCGGCCCTGGTTGGCAGTGCTACGGCCGCGACTTACCAGATCAGTGACCGCATCCCGATCACGTCCGTGCCGCGTGCGGACGTTCCATCGAGCAACATGCACCTGCTTATCGTGCGATGCGACTCGGCCGGGTTGGCGGGTACGCCTGCTGCCGTGCAAACCAGCGTGCTGGGGGCGTCGGCGCTGCAGACGATCTCGGCCGCAAATCGCGGCAAGACGTTGACCATATTCGGCGGCACTGCGCTTGCGTTGACTCCCGCCAACGTGGGTATCCCTGGCAACAGCACCAATCGTCACTTCGAAGTCTTCCCGATTTTCGAGTACGCGCAGCCGGCCTGGACCGTGATGCAGGTGGGCGATTCCACCGACCAGATGGATGCCATCGTTGCGGGCGTCTACAACAACTGGGGCTGGCGCGCCTGCGTCGATGCCAGCACCACGAGTCGCGCCTTCTCCTACGTCAACGAGGCTGCTTCGTCGCGTGATGCAACCGAGTATTGGGCGCGTGCGAAGGAGCTTTTTGCCGCAGGTATCGTTCCCAATGTGCTGGTGATCCAGCCGGCGAGCCTGAATGACGACTTCACCCAGGCCGCTCCAAACACAGTGCTACTGAAGGGCCGCGCCCGCGCCGCCGAAATAGCGACTGTCGCCAAGCAATACGGCATCAAGCACGTGTGCTTCCGGCCCATCTTCCCCAACTCGGCCTTGACATCACCGCAAGACGCATTCAGGCAGGCATGGAATGTGTGGCTGCAGACATTCGCGGCGGCGGTGGGGGTCTATTACCTGCCGATGACATCACTGAGCGGTGGCATCTTGGCCGGCGTCGAGCAATGGGCGGCCGGCATGAACTACGACCTCAAGCACCCGAGCGAGCTGGCGGCCGACACAGTCCTGGCACCGCTGCTTCGTGACTGGCTCCGCACGTTGGCCTAAGCCATGTACGCCGCGATTCTGTATTCCGCTGCCGCGTATGCAGCGGTTGGAGCTCCAAGCGCGCCCAGTGCCGTCGTGGGGGCGCCAACGGGGCGCACAACCGGCCTTCTCGCCCTGACCGACAACACCGGCGGCTCGGCGCTCCACCAGTGGCAGTTGCGCGAGCTGCCAAGTGGGGCCTGGTTCGACGCCATTGGATCTGCAAACCCCAGCGGCGCAGGCGTTATCTCATTTTCGGCAACGAACCTCAAGCCTGGCACCGGCTACGCCATACGGGCCAGGTCGAAAAGCGCCGGGAGCTTCAGCGTTTACGTCGAAGGCGCCGACTGGGCCACAAACGTCAGGGCTTCACCAACGTCGGCAATGGCCCGCTACACCGTCAGCGGCACGGCTATCGGCGGCACGCCTGCGGCGTTGGACAACAAAGACCCCGCCGAGATCCTCGCGCTCGGGTTTGACTTCTCGGCCATGTGCGGCTCGCTCGCGCTGTCGGCGCCCGTGGTGGGCATTAGCGTGGCATCGGGCACCGACCCGGCCGCATCGGACATGCTCAGCGACGCAGCGGTGGTGGTGGGGGCCAAAGTCCTGCACTGGGTGCAGGGTGGCGTCGATGGCGTCACTTACCACGTCACGGCGCAGGTCGATGTGGCAGACGGCAGCCGCTACAAGCTGGGCGGCCTGCTGCCTGTCACCCCGGCATGAACACCCCTGCACACCAAGCAACGCAAGGCCATCCCCGATGACCCTCAAACTGTTTGCCGCCCCTGGCGTGGAGCCCATCACGCTGGCCGAGGCCAAGCTGCATCTGCGTGTCGACCACGACACCGAAGACGCCCTCATCAATATCTTCGTCATCAGCGCCCGCCAAAAGGCTGAGCACGCTACGGGCCGGGCCTTCATCACCCAAACGTGGGACCAGGTCATCAAGGAATTCCCGGCGGGTGACATTCCGCTGGGCAAGCCCCCAGTGCAGGCCGTGACGAGCATCACCTACGTTGACACCGCCGGCACCACGCAGACCCTGGGCCCGGCCAGTTACGTGCTCGACAACGTCAGCGTGCCACCTGCCGTGTGCCTCGCAAGCGGCTACGCCTGGCCGGCCACCGCAGACGTGCCCAATGCCGTCTGTGTGCGGTTTGTCTGCGGGTATGGCCGCATGGGAAAGGACGTGCCTGCTGATGCCCGCCAGTGGATGCTGCTGCACATCGGCGCCGCCTACCGCAACCGCGAAACCTTCGCCCAGAACCAGACCGTGGCCGAGCTGCCCAGCCGTTACGCCGACTCGCTGCTGGACAGCCTGCAGACCTACGCATGAGCTACGCCCCCAACGCCGGCGCCATGGACCAGCGCGTGACCATCCAGCAGCGTGCCACCGGGCTGGACGCGCATGGTCAGGAGTCCACCACCTGGCAGGACGTGGCCACCGTGTGGGCCCGCGTCACGCCCCTGCGCGGCCGCGACTTCATTGCCGCTGCCCAGATGCAGGCCACCTTCGACGCCCGCGTGCACATCCGCTACCGCACCGATGTGACCGCCGGCATGCGCCTGATGTGGGGTGCGCAGCCGCTTGAACTGGTGGGTGCCCCGGTGGACGTGGACGGCGGCCGCCACACCCTGGAGCTCATGTGCGTGCACGGCGTGCGCGCAGGGGCGCCGGCATGATCAAGGCCACCGTGCGCGGCCTGCCAGACCTGCGGGCGGCGCTGGCCGGCATCGTGCCCAAGCTGCGCGTGCGCGCCTTGCGCAACGCCCTGGCCGCCGGTGCCCGCGTGGTGCAGCGTGAAGC